TTTATTTTTGTTAAACAACGATCTACATCTGATTCAGTCATTTCTTGTAATAAATGTTTTAATCGTATCATCATTATCCTTTAAATACAATGTTATTATCTAAATCTAAACGTATTAGAAAATTCATATCAACATCAGATCTTTTACGTATAGGTTGTGCTAATTTTCCGATTGCTAATAATTGTCCAAAATCATTATATAAACCAATCGTTGTTATATATGGATTAAATGTGCTACTAGTAACAAATGATCGATATGTTTGATCATCATCTTTAGTTAAAGATAAATTCATTGACATATTAAAATCGCCAGCATCTAATCTTGTAAGAACACTCATTTCATAAATTGACACTGTACTTTTATATGAAGCAGTAAATGGTGTATTAATTAAATTGTGTACTCGGTAATCTGGACTAGAAAATACAATTAAGCCTTGCTTACTAAAAACATTTCCAACTTGATTTGTTTGCAAAAATGTTCCTGCTTCTGCTCGATTATTTAAATATCCAACTTGCGTTGATGTTAATGCTTTATTGTAAATTCTTATTTCATCTAGCATTCCATCGAAATTTTTAGATATAGAATCATATCCACCAATCTTTAAAGAATGTGCATTATCTATACGAGCTGAAGCTGTAAATGGAGAATCATACACACCTAACAATGTACTAGAAATAGATGATTGCAATGTACCATTAACATACATTTGTAAATTGCTACCAGTTTTTTGACAAACAATGTGCATCCATGATGATGATACAAATGCAGATGATGTAATTTGTGTTTTAAATGAAGTACTGCCGGCAGCTGAAAAAACTAATTGTTTACTTCCACTTAATTCAATATTAAATGGATACATTGGTGTTAATGAACTTGATGCTTTTGTTATTACCAATTGATTAGTTGTTCCTATATTAGAAGAACTAATAAAGAATGAAACTGCATAATCATGTTCTCTATCATATAAACCATCTAACGGAGTTTCAATATATGATGAACCCGTAAACACAGCTGCATAGCCAACTGATCTTTGTTGTACAGTCGTTGTCGGAACACCTGGTACATATGTTACATTTGATGATTTATAAGAAATTCTAGATGTATCAAAATATTCATTGAATCCTTCATACAATTTAACATCAGATATAATAGATGCAGTATTAAATGCAGAATTAATAATATTACCGTAACGGTCACTTGAATATGATCCTGAAACAGATGATGTAAATGTAAATGATGTTGGTTTTATCCCTTGCCCGATTTTATTTAACGGAATAGAAAATAATGAAGCAGATTCATACAAATATTTTGTAGTTCTATTTAAGTCAGATGGACCAAATGTATTATATGGTTGATTTTTATATTTGTAAAATAAATGATTAACTGAAAAATATGTTATCAATTGCAAACTACCATCTAAGTTTTGTGCGTTATTCAATGATAATTCGGTGCCTAATGCCGGCAACATATCAGTATTTGAATATATTGCTGTTAAAGGTAATATGCTAGATGTCAAACTACCAGAATAAACAGTCCAAGACTTATAGGATTGAAAAGGATTGATTTGTACATCAGTTTTATCAATCTTTTTAAAAACCGTTGGGTATGAACCTTCATAAGGGTTTTCTGTATTTTGTAATCTTGATTGTGCCATATAGTAAAAAGCCCCGCTACATTTAATATAAATATACCGGGGCTTAAATCTGTGTTATTTTAGAAATCTAATTTAACTCGTATCAATGCTTCTCTTTGGAAAGATTTCAATAATGGTTTAGAAAGTTTAGCAACTGCTAATAATTCCTGACTGTTATTATATAATCCTACCGTAGTAATATATGTTTTAGGATCGCCTACAAATGTTGTTTGTGAAATTTGACCAACACTACCAGTTACGTATGAAGGATTATTTGAGAAGTTGTATTCTGCATTTTTAATTCTTACGAAATAATGTGTGCTAGTAACTTTTTCTGAATTACGTGCTTGGAATCCAAATGCTGCATTTGTTGCGCCATTAGTAAGTAAAGCTGAGCCAGATATAGAACGGAACAATGCAAAATGATTGCTACCTTCAGAACTAGATCCTGTATTCGTTTGAAAATTTAATTTTTGATCTAGCATTTTTCCATCTAATACTAATACACCATGATCTGGATATGATAATCCATAATATACCGGAGCACTTGGATTATGTATACCTGATGTTAATGAACCAGCTACAAGATTATAAATCTTACCTGAGTCACCCAATGTTGCTGACGCTCCTGATCAATCATCAATTAATTGAATAACTGTCGATCCTGATGCAACTACACTACCTGTTGCATTTGTCGGTCTAGAACTAGAAATTGTACGTAATGGCAATTCCCAATTACCTGCATCTAAACGTTCTTTTATTCTATCACGTTTAAAATTAACTACATATACGTAATCAGTTGAACCAGATCCTGCAGTTGTAAATCTACTATCATTCGGGTTCAATAACAACTGACGATATTGTGAATAAATTGCTCTACTCGGTGAATCATTCAATTGACCTTGTGAGAATGAACCACTTCCTAATGCATGTCCGAATGCTACTGAATATTGTAATGCTGATCCGGTGACAGCTTGATCTTTTTGATAAACGTCAGCGTAATATGTACGTTGTGTATTTGTTTGAGTTGATGATGTAAAGAACGTTGTTAAATTTGTAATTCCATCGCTCCATACACCCCCGGTCACAACTTCAGTTTGATTGCTAATAACATCATTCGCTGTATCAAATTTTGTAAATACACGTCCATTACGTGTAATCGTTTGTGATTGTTGCTGTTCTGCTACTATTTGGTTAGCTAACTGTTGTGCCAATTGTTGTACTTGCTGTGTTACAGCTCCAGCCGCAGCTGCTGCTGCCGGTGTTGCTGCCGGCGTTATAACAGTCGGTGTTTGTCTAGCTGCTTGATTTGCTTGGCCGAGTATTGGAACTCCACCTTGACGCGATTGTTGTTTTAACGTTTCAATGAATCGATTCATTTTCATATTTTTATCCATTTGTTGCGGTAGTTACTTTTTTAACTGTTAAATTAATTGTTACACTACCTCCGGTTTCATTACCAATTACTGTAATTGTAGCAGTTTTATCTTGAAGCATTTGTGTTTTTGCAATAATACGGAATTCAAATCCTGCAACTGCAACACTTTGTGCATCTTGATTATCACCAACGAAGCTAGGAGTAGTTGGAAGTACTGTATTTTGCAATGCTCTTGTTACTGAAATATCAGCTACTGTAGAATCAGAAAGAATTGCAGTGTACCCTAAATTGCTATTTCCGCCTTGGAAATTACTTGTATTTGGAGCAATGATTGAACTATTTCCTGGAGCTGCTAATATAATAGATGTATTACCTACATTGATAACAGGAATATTAGTTGTTTGTTTTGGCAACGTTACTAATTTATAACGAAGCGCTTGAGTTTCATCTGGTATTGATTCTACAACCGGCATATTTTCAATAATAATACCATAATAATCTGTACCTAATGGATGATCTGGATTCCAAAGTGAATAATCCACTTCGTCGTCTCCAACAGCAAATTGTGTAATGTTAAATGCATTTCCACCTTTTGCTAATAATTCACGGCCTTTTAAAGTTAAAATTGCGTCAACCGTAACGCTCGAATTATCTAGATAACCCATATGTTTCCTTTTATGTTTTTAATAAATATCGTTGATATAAAAATTATACCAATACAAAACTTCCATTTGTATTATCTAAATTTTGATATATCAATTGATTTGGATTTGCAGACCTAAATTCGACAACTGGTTTGCCGTCGATGGTTTGCGTTGAATTAATATTAAATCCTGGAGAATTCAGTTTCGAACCAGCATATCTTTGATTACGTATTCCGTGTGGTAAATAATCTTGTACTCGTGCAAATGAACCCGACCACATCGATGCAGTTATAAATGCTGAGCCTGATGTAAATTTCGTAGCAGATAATGTTGCATCTAAATATATTGGTTGTAATGCATCACTTAACCAATAAGGAGATGATGCAGTGATCCAAGCGCTTCCAGAAAGAAGAATATAATCATATGAATAACGTACACTATCATATTTTTGTTCATTCGATGCTGTTAGATAGCCTTGCCATTGATCGTCATCCATTGCAGATATCGATAAAATTTTTCCATCTAAGTTTGCATTATAAACAGAATATTCTCCAGATGCTGTAGGTGATATAGCATCAATTACTGTCATATATGAAGAATCATATGTTTGAATACCTGGTAATATAGTATCTTTACTTCGTTCTAATACATTTGGCTGAATTAACAATCCAGTTAATTTATTAACTCGTGCCGGCAGTAATTGATCTAATTGTTTAAAGAATGACAAATCAAACATAGTAAACATACTAATATATGCATTGATATCATTTCGATTTTGATATTTTTTCCAATATGTTTGGGCTGCTTGTATTAATTGTGGATATGAATTTGAATCAGTTGTACCTGGATCTCCGATATAATCATCCAATGAAACAAAACCAAGTTGTGCAATAATGTCTTCATCCACCATTGTTTGTGGTGAAAAATACACTCCTAATTTTTTGCTATCTAATGGTGCTTTATCAAATTGACTACGTTCAGCACGTGTTTTAACATCCAATGAACCAACTAGTTCATTTTCTTCTAAACGAATTTTATTATCATCAAATGTCCCGGCACCTAATGATACTGAATCATAATAATAAGTTTCTTCTAATGAATCATATGGTGTTGCTAATGTCCAACTTGCAAATGATGCAGACAAACTAGATGATACTGGTTGAACTCCTTGTAAACTCGATGTTTGTGAATGATTTATTTTTTGAGATAACGGCAATCTAAATACCAATTCAGAATATGCATCTACATTTCCATTATAAGCAGCAGGAGCTTTAACGTGATTGTTAAATGCAGCATCTTGTAAACTCGAAGACCAAAATCTTAATTCTTGAACTTGTCCTACTAATCTGCTACCATACGTTGAGCCACCAATTAATAATGATCCGGATGCAGAGAATGATCCGGTGGTAGATGCAGATACTGCTGCGACAATTTTACCATATTTAGATTTTTTAGCAATTAAATCTAAATTAGTACCATTTTTACGAAGTATGGTAGAAATCCAATCGCCATTGAATAATTCAATGATTCCGCTGTCGTTACCATTAATTTGTATGTATCCTTTA